TACTGGTATAGCAGGTGGTATTGCTGATCATTTTACTGGCAATTTATTTGATTTTGATGGCAAAAATATAAAACCTAATCAAATGAAAAATGCTATGATAGATAAAGGTGAAAGTGTAACTACTAAAATGGTAGCAGCTTTACAAGGTGCAAAATCTAGACAAACTCAAAGAATTGCATCTAAGCAAAATTCTGGAACTGGTAAAAAGATGCAGATACCTTCTACACCTACTTCTAAATCATCTAAATCATCAATTAATAAGTCATTACAACCTGGATTATGAACATTTCCGATCCATTACAAACCGATAGTTTTGAGATAGAATCTGCCTTCATTCACCCACATGAGGGTCAAAAAGAGAAGGTTGCTATAGATGCTGCTGCAATAAAACAGTTTGAGTATTCTGAAGGATTAATGCAGAAATATATAACTGTTACTCTTGAGATTGAGGATAGTACTGCTAGTTTATTTGAATCAATCTTTGGTATGGAGGAGATTGAAATTGTTGTATTTGATAAATTTAGTGATAAAAGATTAGAGTTCACAAGACAATCTGCAAATGGATCTTTATTCATATATGAAGTTCATAGTAAACAAGTAACTGATACTGTAAAAACATTTGTAGTTGAATTGTGTAGAGAAGATGCTTTAAATAATGCAGTTACAAGAATTGGTAAAAAATATACATCTGTTAGTGCTATAGAATTAGTAAAAGATGTTATAGAAAAAGAATTAAAATCAAAGAAACCTATTGCTTTAGAAAATATATCAGATAGTTATAATAAAATAACATTTATACCACCAAATTCAAAACCATATGAAGTGTTGGTTTGGACAAGAAATAA